TCAGGTGTAAAGTCAACAGTAACTCCAGCTGCTTTAAGGTTGGAGTTTGAATTATAAATTTCAGCCATAATTAAAATCCGTCCAGCCAACTCTCCGTATTAACAGTTGCAGTAGTAACATCACCTGTTGCAGCGTAAACTCTGTTTGGATTATTAAAGTTTTCATTCTCACCAATATTTGCATTGACAGTTTGAATAACACCTTGTCCAGAAATTGGTCCAAATAAGTTTACCTTCATTTGAAAACTAAGACTATGTGTTACAAATCTGCGAGTTTGAAAGTCACCATCATAGTCGTCTTGAACTGATACACTATTTAAAATAATAGGCACATCAATCTTAACATTCATGTCTGGAACTACATTAATTGATAATGTATATTCAGGTGTAAATGTTGGAAGGATTTGTTCAAGAATTTGTAGACCATCTTCTTGAGTTTTAGTCAGAATGTATAGTGATAAGTCCAAGTTATACGGAACAGGAGTATACATGGTTGATACTGAACCAGTGCCGTCACCACACTTCAATTGTTGCATACGATTTACTTTGCGTGATGGATCGTAGTTGTAACCAATAATTTCAAATGACATTCTTGGTAGTGAAACGTAAGTGTGGTTTTCTAATGTTGGATCTTGATCTAAACGAACTACCCATTTTTCTTTTGGAGCATATGCAAGTGGTACTTGTAATCGTTGAATAACATTACCAGTTACAGAATCGCCTTCACGACGATCGATATAGATGTCGCTGAATAGAGTGCCAAATCCTACGATGCACTTACGAATTATTCCGTGGTAGTATACGTTATTATTTAACATTATTCAGTATTCTTTGTGATATCTACTTCACCAAATGGATTGGCGACGCTAAACAAAACATCTGCGCCTTGAGTTTTAAATTTATTATTGTCACCGTAAGATTCTGTTTTATCAATATCAATATCAATAAATGCAGTTGCTATGGCAGTTATTCCACTTGGTGGTGCTGCAATTGTAATAGTTGGAGGAGTTGCATAACCTGTTCCACCATCAGTAACAGTAATAGAAATAACTTTGCCAGCAGTTGTTCCAGAACCAAGATTAGCAGTAGCAGTTGCTTTACCTGATGAGAATGTAACTGCTGGAGCAGTGGAATATCCAGATCCCTGATTTGTTACATTAATATGAGTTACATAACCAGTGTTGTTTCTTGTAGTATTGGTGCTGAATGTTTTGAGAGTTTCAAAGGCATCAATTTCAGAGATACCAGTATCAATTCTTTCTGAAGAGTACTGGAACAATTCAACTTGTAATTTGTAAACATAAAGTTTACCAAGTTGATAAAATGGATCTTGATGTTTGACAAACTTAATTTCAAACATACCTTTTGTTAGAGGGAAGTAAAGTAGATCACCTTCATTTGGACGAGATGAAATTTGTGTAACACCATAACGACCAACAAGTTGATCCCAACGTCTTTTTGCAACTACCAATGTAGCTGACTGTTCCATCATAAGACCAAACTTCTGAATAAATGCACCTTGACCATCAAGCGAATCTACATTCTCAAAATACATTTCAATTGGAAATGAAGACTTAAATTGAGAAAGACGATCCTCGCCAAGAATTTCATCTTTGGAAACTAGTGTTCTTGGAATATAAAAGAAATCCTGACCATAGATCTTTAAAGATTCTATGATGAGGTCTTCAATTAATAATTGTTCAGACCCAGTTCCATTAGTAAAGTATACATTACGAGACATTAATTATCCCTGACATATAGAAAGAACCATCTTCTCTATAGATTCGTTTTCTACCAAGTTTAGATGCAGAAACTTTATTTCTACTATCAATATTATTCATTGGATTGTTTGTTGTATTTCTAAGAGTGAGTCTATCAGAGATTTCTTTGCAGTGACGATCTTCTCTAATCCATTTACCAACTATACCAAGCATTGATTGACTCTTTTTTAATTTAGTTTCTTCAGTATCTTTTTTACCAAGCCTTCTTGTATTACCAATCAGTTTCTTTTTATGTTCTTCAATCCACTGATTTCTAATATTGGAATACATTGTTGAACTGACAGTTTTATTGCTAGTTAAAAATCTTTGCATAGCCCAAATCATTTTAGATTTCTGGTTAGAATCACCAAATTTACATAATAGTAAATGTGCAATATAATGTTCTCTAGCAGTCAATACAACTAAGTTATCTTTAGTATTATTACCACCTAAAGATTTTGGTATAATATGATGAGATTCTGTATAACAAGGTGCAGTTTTCTTCGACCATGCTCTATTTTTTGCATGATCAATAAGATTATTATACCAAAGTTGATACTTATTCATTCTAGCCAAGAAAAAAGTCAAGGGGTGCAGACTTGTTCATTAATTCGTCTTCATATTCTTTTATTTCTTCTGTTGCTTCAGCGTATAGTTTATCACCATCAAGTGTAACTCCACCTGGAAGTTGTAGACCACTAAACTTTTTAAGATTAGTACCCCATTGTTTTTTAATTAAAGCAGTAACATAATGTTTTAACCATGGCTCGTTATAGACTTTAGACCATGTTGTTGGATCCATTGCACGATAACTTTGAACGATAATGTAATCGCCAAGAATAAAATCTGTTTGCCAGTTAGCGTCTAGATAAAGACGATTTGACATACGATTAAAGCGGAATCCTTGATGACCATTTAACTCAAAATCTAACAGAGCCAAATGACTCATTACAGTTTTGTAATAGATCAAAGAAGTTGATGTTAGATCATACAAATCATTTAGACGTAACTGATACTGTAAATCAAAGATATTCTTTGAAGAAGATGCTTGACCCACAGATAGAATCTTTGTGACACCCCAGACATAATCTGGAATTTCAACATAACGATTATCATATTCACGTAAAGTGATTGAACTTAATGTGGCTACATGACCAGAAGAACCTGCAATAGCTTCTCCAGCTATAAATGTACCAGTAACATTTCGAACTAATAACAAAGTACCAGTAGAAGTTCTAGTGGATTCTCTACATACTTCTGCAATAGCACCAGAAGTCGCACCAGTTATTTTTTCAGCAAGAACAAATGTATCCGCAACTGATGTAGATAATGTAATTTCTGATGCACGAATTTGTTGTTTTAGATAGATTTGTTCTATACCTTCGTAGTGGTATAGTCTCCAATAATCTAATGCTTCATCAATACGATCTTCGACCTGATCATCATCTACGTTAATCTCAAGCACAGGTGCACCCAATGCTCTTAGAGCATATTGTTTTAATCCATCTCTTGAAGTGACTGCCATATAATTATCCTAGTGCGATTGACATTGCCACTGCTTTGTTAAGAGCCTCAGTAGCTGCAAATGATGTAGTGGCAATTTGCGTTGTAGAAGTTCCTGCAGCTGCAGTTGGTGCAGTTGGAACACCAGAAAACGCAGAACCAGAAACAGAATCAGTTTGAACAACTGTTCCATCTACCGTAGTTGTAATTGTTCCAACCCCACTATCTACCACAGCAATAGAACTATTGGCTTGGGAAATAGATGTTCCACCAGTGATAGAAGCCCACTGTAAACCTGTAGCTGTTGATTGGAGATATTGACCTGATGTTCCTGCAGTACCACCGACAACCAGTGTTCCAGGAAGAGTAAGAGAGCCTGATGATAATATCAGACCATTTTTGACTTTAAATTCGTTTGCCATTTCGTTTCATTTTCCACGAAATGAAGACTGCTTAAGCAGTCCCCATATTAAAACAATATTAAACAACCAACAGAGTGCGTTGGATATTAATAGTTGCAGAAGTTGCAGAAGCCATTGTTACTGTTAACACAGCGTTAGTAGTAACGATGCTACTTGTAAATGTAGCTAATACACCATTTGTTTCAATGACTGCAAATTCAGTCATGTATGTATTAGTGCCGTCTTGGATAATCATGATTTCACTAACTTGGTAGTTAGAGCCTTGAGTAACTTGTACCAAGTATTTGGCAGAGCGATAAGTTGCCTTAGCCCATGAGTCAACAGTAGTTGCAGAAGTAGTTGCAACAGTTGCTTGTATGACATTATCATTGGCAACAGTAACTGCAGACGCTTGATAGTTAATAGCACTATTGAAAGACTTATTAGTTAGTGTTTCAGTTCCAGCTAAAGTAGCAAGAGTACCAGTAGTTGGTAGAGTTACCGAAGTATTACCAGTAGCAGTAAATGTCTGAGTAAATGAGCCAGCGTGAGATACGTTACCTGCCAGAGTTAATGTGTTAGATCCATTATTAACACCAGTACCACCGTAAGTTGGACCAACAACAGTACCTTGCCAAACACCAGTACCGATAGTACCAACAGAAGTAAGAGAAGAACCAGTAACACCAGAACCTAATGTTGTAGCATTAAGTACTGAAGTGTTGTTAATCTTAAATGCTTTACCAGAAGCAATGTTCCAGTCTTGGTTAGATGTCCACTGAGTATTTGTATTATCATAAGTGATAGTTTTATCAGTAGTACCCTTAAGAGTAATACCACCACCATTGGCAGTACTGTCTGTAGGAGAAGCAATAGAACCTAATTCAATATTAATATCATCAACAGTAACTGTTGTTGAATTTACAGTAGTTGTTGTACCATTTACAGTTAAATTACCAGTAACTGTTATATCATTATTAACAGTAACAGTACCACCAGAAGCAGAACCTAAGTTTACGTTAGTTGTGGAACCAGCTGCACCGCCAGTACCAATGTTAATAGTTTTGGTAGTTGCGCTGGCAGTAGCACCAGTAGCAATATTAGTAGTATTAGCAGCAGTGCCAGTATAACCAAGTGTTAATGCTGTAGAAGAAGCAAATGCACCAAAAGTAGCACCACCATCGATACTAGTAGTGAAAGTTGGAGCAGTTCCGAATACTAGTACACCAGTACCAGTTTCATCGGAGATAACACCAGCAAGTTCTGCCGAAGTAGTTGCAGCAAATACAGAAAGTTTGTTTGAAGTATAAGCAACAGTACCACCAGTACCAAAGGCGACAGAAGAGGAGTCAGTACCAGTGAATGTTAATGTATTTGAAGCAGTAAGAGTTTTACCATCGGCAATGGTTAAAGTAGAACCAGTGGCTGGAGTAGTAAATGCTACTTTGTTGATGCTAGTGGCAGAAGCAACGCCAAGAGTAGGAGTTGTAAGCGAAGGGCTAGTTGCAAAAACAACGGAACCAGTACCTGTTGAAGCTGTCCATACTGGAGCAGCACCATTAGTACCATCACCAGTTTGTGTAAGAACTCTAATTGATGATGTTGTATTTGGACTTAACAGACTAGTTGTATCTGTACCACTTTGATATGGTAAAGAACCTAATAATGTTGTACCATTACCACCAGCTAAATTAGTTGCTTTACTGGATGTTCCTGCGCTAACCAGCAATGCTCCAGCGTTATTGAATACATCTACTGTACCAATTCGCAGACCGTCTTTTATCTTAAATGCCATTTGAAAACTCCCTTATTCTCTTTTTATTTATGTTATATCATTCTTCTGAATTTGAACACGTAGTTCGAAGCAGAAGAATTGTTTAAATTTGAATAAATTTGCAACTTTAAATTCGTACCAGCCCCAGTTGCAGATCTATATGTTCTTAAATATAATCCAGCGTCACCACTCGCCCCTGCTCTGTGTAGCTGTATTTCATCTGTTGGTAATTCTGCTGAAGAATTGGTTGCTCCTGCATACCAACTTAGGGTTCCAGAATAGTACTCATTTGAGTTAGTACCACCCGCACCAGTATCATTTGCAAACAATTGAATCATATAAGTTCCAGTGGTTAAATCTGTATAACTAATTCCAGTATCTTGCCAATTAGTTGTTAAAGTCAAAGACTTTGTGATCGACTTAATTTGGTCTATTTCAGTTCCTACTGTTGGAACTAAACCTTGATGGGAAAGTTTCTCGCTACTTGTCCACGCAGCTGTAGCATTAACCCAATTAAATGTCTTATTTGTAGCACCCAATAAAGTAATACCACCGCCATCGGCAGTAGTATCTGTGGGACTAACAACTTTACCTAATTCTAAATTCTTGTCTAATACCTGAGTGGTAGTAGATTCGATGAAAGAGACAGTTCCCTTAACATCTAAATTTCCTTGAACTGTTAAATCATTATTAACAGTTGTTGTTCCAGAGTTGGCACCAATACCTACTGTAGTTGCAGCACCAGCAAAGTTTACAGTAGTTGCAGTTGTATTAACAAGAGCGAATGTAGTACTTGGGGTTGTAAGTGCAGTGGTGATTGCTGGACTGGTACCAAGAACAACAGAACCTGTACCAGTCGATGTAGTTGTGCCTGTTCCACCGCTCGCTACTGGAACAGTATCTCCCGAAACGAATTCAGCCAAACCTACAACATTACTACCGCTGTAGGTGGCTTTTACTGGAATTTTATCTGCCATTTAATTTATGCCGTCAATTTTAATGTTGTTACTGAGGATCCATCCGATTTGATGAATGGAAGAAAAACCGTATCTAACGAGTTTTGTAATGTTGTCATTTCTGTATATAATGGAATGTTTGACGCATTCCCATCATATTTAATGAAAGGAAAAAACGATGCTGCAGTGCCGATTGTAATTGTATCTGTTGTTGCATTAGTGGTAATACTAAGAACACCACCAGCAACAAGAGTTAATGTATCTGTGGAAGAGTCTGCTAAAACACTTGATTGTCCAGAAACCGCAATAGTAGTAAATGAATTACCACTACCACCTCCAGAACTAATAACACCATTACCATCAATCGTAATAGAAGTACCATCAACTTTAACACCACCAAGCGTAGTAGTACTTGCGGTTGGTAATGTATATGAACTTATTGTAGCCCAAGAAGCATTTGTTCCATCGGTAGTTAAATACTTACCTGAATT